GATAAAACCAATTAATTTCTGTAAATAATGAATTATGTTCTGCATATGTTGTTTCAGCTGCATCATAATTAATACCTAAATTATCTCCATCTGAACTAAATACAAAGTCTTCTACTAAACAAGGTATTGATTTAACCGTACCATCATAAACAAAGAATCCACCTTCACCTGACATCCAATAAACAGCACCATTAGAATAACTTAATGCGTGTTGAGATATCAATCCACAGTTCGTACCAACCTGTCTAATTGAAAATGTAAATGGAGGACCTACGAATTGAATTACATAAGCTGCTGAATCTGTTAATACGAATACATAATCCTTACCTGATACAGCTCCTACAATCTTGTTCCCCGCATCTAGCCTAAACGTACCAGCTGTGTTTGTAGCTGTTGGTGTGTATGTATTATAGTCTTCCTGATTTGAGAATCTAATGAACATTGGATCTTGACTTGATGTTGTTCCAATAGTTGTTTCAGTTCCAAAATGAAATAAATGTCTATCTCTATCTGATACTAAAGTTAATCTAGATGCTGTTGGAGCACCTGACATAACAGTAGCTCTAATTGTTCTTGCATTTACAGCTCCTGCATTCCAAGTAAACGTTCTGCCATCTGCAATGGTTGCAATTAATATTTGTCCAAAGTTATCAAGTGACCAGTTACCTGGATCAAGAATTACATCTGATACTGTTCTAGCTGTTCCCCAAGTTGAATCACCCCATAAATAAGTACCCCAACCATAACCAGGAGTTTGAAACGCGGGACCAACTGTTACGTATGGATTAACAGATACGGATCCTTGAGCCGACATTCCTGAACCTGTTTCATTTGATGCCATAGTAACTGTAAATGAATTTGCATTTGGCACTGTAATGACTTCATAAGCAATGTCATCAAAATCAGCTGTTGTATATCCTGTCTCTCCTCCACCAGGTAATGATGTAGAACTAAATGTAAAGTAGTCTCCAACCTCTAGTGCGTGTGATGTTTTGTTAACTGTTACTGTTGCTGAACCTGTTGTTGATGAAAATGTACAAGATGTAATGGCTGTATCTAATGGTGTAATGTCATAAAAAGCATCACCATAAAATAAAAATAATCCTTTGTGAGTTCCAATAGCTGCGTACTTCTCGCCACTAATTGCTGCCCACGTATGCTGGGCTCGCGCGGCTCCAGGCAATGTTTTATTAGCTACAGTTAGCTGTGTCCAACCACCTATTTTTTCAGGTAAGCCATATCTGAAACGAACAAAATCACCATCGATCCATTCGCCTTCTGCTCCTGATGCTGTAGTTTGTTTATTGAATCCTGGTTTGAAACCTAGTTTTTTTAAAGCCATAATAAACCATTATACTATTTTTTGGCCAAAAATATAGTCCATTCTAGCTTAGATATCAAATCATTTACGTAGACTTTGTTTAGTTTATTTTTCGTTATGTATTGATGAAGTTCTTCTAAATCTAGAATTACCCATTTATCTTCCATTTCTAAAACCATTTTATCTGCTTTAGAATCTAATCTACCTTTTTGAGCAGGGGTACCATCAGGAAGATTAAACATATCCCTTACATCAAATTTATAAAAGGCATTTTGTCCTTTTATAATACCTGCAATGTTCCAAGATGTTTTTGATTTAGGATATTCTATGGTAGTTAAATAATTAGAAAATCTTTCTATTATATTCATTAAGTAGCTACAGGATTGGTGTTTGGTGGTAATCCCATAGCTGATATATTTATAACATTTTTGAGTATTAGTTACAATAGTAAAATTTACTTGAATTGATTGCCTGTTACCCAAGTTACTAAAGAATTTCTTTCTCCTTTAGTTACTGGCATAACTTCGTGTAATACATAAGATGGAAACATTATTAAAGTTCCTTGTTTTTTATCCATCAATGTACCTTTATCATCATCATAAAGATAAAGTTCTCCACCTTCATATTCTTCAGGGTCAGTTAATTGAATAGATACTGATAATTTTCTAACTACAAAATCTAAAGCTCTATCAACGTGTTTTCCATATTCGTCTGATGGTGCTTTGTAATTAGTAAATTGGAATCCTTCGTTTAATCCAAAAATGTCAAAGCCAAAAAATCTTTCATTTAAATTTAATATGATGTCAGTTACTCTACGAAATACCCATTCCATATCATCACAAGAATATAACCAAGATATTTTACTTTTTCTAACATCTGACTCACCCTTTGTTTTGCCTTTAACAAGACCTTTATTTTTAGCAATTTGAATTATCTTTTCACATTCTTCTTTTGTGAAAGCATCATTCCAATAAGCATAAAGATTAACTTTATCTAATTTAAAATTCCAAGATGAGTTTTCAAATTCTATTAATTTAAAGTGTTTCGATAATTGCATAATAAGTAGCTACGAAGTTTGGTGTTTGGAGGTAACCCCATAGCTGATATATTTATAACATTTTTGAGTATTAGTTAAAATAGTTAATTTATTGTTTTATTATCTAAATTTAAAACCCTCAAAAAAGAAAACTAATACTTTTCTTGTACCTTTTGTAACTGGTAAGACTCTATGTAATAAATGAGATTTAAACAAAATTATATCTCCGCCTTTATTAAATTCTTTTACTGTGTATTCTTCTCCATTGTTTATTTGAAATTCTCCACCCTCATAAGATTCAGTTGATAAATTAATTACTGCTGTTAATTTTATATCTTTTATCATATTCTTTGAATAATCTGTGTGCCATTTATATTCTGATTTGTTTTCAGAGGAATAAACTGTATAGCAAAAAGGTTGTTTGTATCTAAAAGGAAATAAATCATATCCAAAATTAATTTCATTTGATAAAAACATTTCATCTACAATATTTTTTATAACATCTAATTTTTTAATATTTTGCCATTCAATACATTTGACTTGTTCTGTTAATTTTAAATTTTTGTTGTAGTTATTTTCGTTTTCAATATAATTAAAATTATCTTCTATGTAGTTAATTATTTTATTTCTATCTTCTAAAGAAAGATAGTCTTTCCAATGCCAATATTCAAATTTCATTATTTATTCTGCTAAATCCCAAGTTTGATTAGCTTCGTTCCAAGAATAAAACTCTCCATCATCTGGGTAAGCAACTGGTGCTTCCCATTGACAAGTATTTTCATTTAAAGTCCAGCTATTAAAAGGTTTAGGTGGAATAAATGCGTCTCTAGTAAAGTCATAAGTATAACCAACTGATGCAAGATTTTTTCTAAAAGGTGTACCGCCTAATTTATGATTGCCACTTCTAGTATTATAAGATGTTTGTTTCCAAATATCTTTACTTTTGTAAAGATTTTGTAAAAATTCAACACCTTTAGTTTCTTGTTCTATATTGTTTTCATCTTTAAGAACATCATTAGCAACTACTACTACTTGCTCTACTTTATTTCCTTTACCTATTTTTGCAAAATGTGCCATATAAATTTCCTATGCTGTGTAGCTTCCGCTTCCTGTGTATTTTAAAACTTTATAAGAACCATCATCTGTTACAGTAGGTGAACCTGTTGTTGTACCTGTATAGTCAGAAGCTAATAATCTTAATATAACTACTCCTGAACCACCAGCCGCAATGTCAGAATTAACGGAGTTTCCTCCTCCACCTCCGCCACCACCAAGATTTGCCGCACCATCTTGTCCAGCCGCACCTTGTGTTGCAGTTCCACTTCCTCCTCCGCCAGCTCCACCTATCCCACCACTTGAGCCAACGTAACCAGCACCACCGCCTCCACCGCCATAAGTTACAGCAGAACCAGTTATTGAGTTTGAAGTTCCGTCACCACCAGCACCACCATTATATGTGCCAAAAGCATCTGCACCAGCTTGACCAGTTCCGCCTCCGCCTCCACCAGCACCAGGGTTTCCTGTGCCTCCACCATAACCTTGATTAGCTGTTCCAGGACCTCCTACACCTCCGCCTCTTGAACCTCCACCGCAACCACCAGGTTGTCCATCATTAGAAGTAGAACCATAAATAGGTGGCCCCCCAGCTTCTCCGCCACCAATAGCAGTTATAGTTGTTATATCTGTACCTGAAATAGAACTGTTTGAACCTGATCCTGGATTATTATCAGATGCTGGATAACCAGCACCAACTGTTATTGTATAAGTTTCTCCCCCTTTTAATTTTAAAGGAGTTTCAGGACTTCCACCGCCACCAGTTGAACCATAAGAAGAACGCAAACCACCAGCACCACCGCCTCCTGCTAAATCTTCTGCACCTGAACCACCACCAGCTAAAACTAAAAAGTCTGTAACTATCCCGCCAAGACCTTTACATTGACCAAATCCTCCTGCTGATCCGCCTCCGATAGAACCTATAATTGGCATCTTTCTAATATCCTCCTATTATGCAAACTGCGTTTGCGCTGCTAAAACTGTGAATGTTGCACTTCCTGTTTTTATAACAGTATATGTGTAAACGTCAATACTACTAGCATTACCACCTGTAGGTGCTGAACCGCCTTGCCATTCTGGAGTTACTGAACTACCATCAATTGTAACTGCTGAATTATAATATGCAGTTCCGCCTTGTGAAACTAGATGAGCTATTGTAATTGATTCACCTGTATCCATAATAGAATCTAGTGAATTAGAAGCATCTCCTCTAATGTTTAATGTCCAGTTTCCTGAAGCATTTGTAGTATAGTTTAAAACTGCTTGAGTAATAACATCGTAGTCTACAGTTCCTGTAGCTGCAGTAGCTGAGTTAGTTACTTTTTCAGCTATTTGTTGAATCTTTCCTGCACCGTTAAATGTTACTCTACCAATACCTTTTGGTGTTAAATTTAAATCAATGTTAGTATCACCACCTGTAGCAGAAACGCTAGGTGGGTTTGTTGTAGCTGCGTTAGTAACTGATATTTCGTTTACTGCTGATGCAGTAGTAGCAAATTTAATTTGCTCATTACCATTTTCATCACCAATGAAATTAGTGCTATCAATTAAAATGTTGTTTCCGTTTGCATCTAAATTACCACCTAATTGAGGTGTAGTATCTTCAACAACATCTTTTAAGAAAAATACATCATTAACATTTGTACCATCTGCATAAACTATAACGCTTTTTGCAGCAGGAATAGCAACTCCTGTTCCAGATACTGTTTTAATTGTTAATGAGAATCCTGCTCTAGTAGTACCATCTACAATAATATAAGTTTTTTCAATACCATCTGGTACATTAACATTTCTGTTAGCTGCAAGAGTTCCTGTTAATTTTAATACCATGTTTCTAGCATTTGAAATTGCTGCTTGAGACATAGTTAAAGTTACATCAGCTGATGCAACATCTATTTCTTGATAACCAACGATTGCTTGTTGTAATAAGTTTAAGTTTGTATTTGTTTTATCGCCCCACGTACCAGCGTTTTCGCCAGTTACCATAAGTTCGAGTTGTAAATCTGTAGAATAACTTGATGCCATATGTTTTTATTTTACCATTGTTATGCAGCTAGATCAACCTCAGTCCAAACATTGTTTACACCTAAATCAATCTCTGCCCATGCCGTAATATTAAGCGAACCAATATTAGATGTCAATGCTATACCCGTTACAGGTACCACACTTGTTCCTGTTATAGATACTGAGCCA